GGACGACGACGCGCCCCCTAGGCTCGATCGGGCGGCTCATGGCGCCGACCCGGAGCTCGGGCCGCCGCCCGACTGGGAGCCGCTCTGGCGAGAGCCCGGCTCTAGCGCGATCTCCCTCGCGCCGGCTCGTCGGTATCTCGCCGATCGCGGAGTGTCGTCTCAGACGGTGGAGGAGGCCAGGATCGGCGCCTGCCTGTCCGGCGCCGTCGGGGGGAGAGTCGTCGCTCCGCTCCTGACGATCGACGGAGAGTGGGTCGGATGGCAGGCGCGGCTGTGGACCGAGCCGCGCGGGCGCCAGCTCAAGTACGTCTCGGCCACGGGGATGGACCGCGAGTCGAACGTCTACAACCCAGCGGCGCTCGCCGTCGAGACGGACGTCCCTGCGCTCGTCGTCGAGGGGATGTTCGACGCGCTCCCGTACTGGCCGGACGCGGTCGCCCTGTTCGGAAAGCCGTCCGAGGGTCAGGTCTCGGCCCTGCTGTCGGCACCGCGTCCGATCGTGGTCGTCCTAGACGGCGACGCGTGGCTCGAGGCGGAGATGCTCGCCGCAAGGCTGGCCTTCGACGGTGCAAGGGCGGGTTGGGTCCACCTCCCCCCGAAGACCGACCCGAACGACGTGGACCCCGCTTGGCTCGTAGAGGAGGCGCGCCGCGCGGTCGGATGAGCAGTAACGATAGCCGCAAGGAGGACCTGACCACATGGCCATCCAGAGAGTGAACAGCTTCGAGGCGACCGCCGACGTCATCGGGACGATCCGAACCGTGACGTTCGACGCGCGGTCGAGCCGGCTGGCGATCGAGGCGCTGTCCGCGGAGGACGCGCTGATGATCCTGAGGCGCCTGTCGACGGGGGACGTCGCCCAGCTCGACGTCGCGGACGGTGCCGACGGCGCCACCAAGCTGGTCGTCGAGACCGCGAGGGCCGGGACTCGCGTGCGCGTAGGGGGTTCGTCTCACGGAGAGCCCGTCGAGACCGAGCCGGAGGTCGAGCCGAAGGCCGAGCCGAAGGCCGAGCCGAAGAAGAGAGCGCCCGCCGCCGATCCGAAGAAGAGAGCCTCCGCATCCGAGTCGAAGTCAAAGGCTCGGTCCGCTCCGGCGAAGAAGCGCGGGAAGCCGAGCGTCCAGGACGACGTCGAGCTAGACCCGTCGGCGACGGAGCCAACCGGCGCGTCTCCCGAGTCCGACCCCCAGCCCGCTGAAGAGACCGCCGCTCCGGCACAGGACGGACTGCCGCCGGAGCTCGTCGGGGCCAAGCAGCTTCGACACATCGTGTCGTACTTCTACGACAACGGGATCGCGACGACCGTGGACGCCATCGTCGAGAGATGCGCGGAGCATCAGGCCGACGTCCCGGTTCTCGCGCGGATAAAGAACCTGGAGGACCGCGTCCGGCGAGCCTGCAGTGTCCTGGACATCCAGGGGTGAGGTCTCTCCCGCTCTATCCGGAGAGCCCCACGTCTCCGATCAGCTCGGGCCCTAGGCTCGAGCTGAACTCTCGGTGCAGGCGCTGCCGTCGGGCACGGCTCCCGGCCGTGAAGAACCCGTGTCTCCCCGCCGAGGGGGAGCCCGGGGGTGTGCTATTCGTCGGGCAGCATCCCGGAAAGGACGAGGACCGTCGCGGGCGGCTGTTCGTCGGTGCGTCGTCGAAGAAGCTCCGGGAGCTCGTTCCGAAGATGTGGGACGGCCCGGTGGCCTACGAGAACGTGACTCGGTGCTGGCCGGCCGGCGGACAGCAGACCCGGGACGAGATCGCCGCCTGCAGGCCGTACCTTAGACAGACGCTGGTGGACGTCTCGCCGACCAGGATCGTCGCGATGGGTGGCGACGCCGTCGATGGGCTGCTCGGGCACTCCGTTCCTATGATGTCGACGCGGCGCGGCTACTCCTGGGCGGCTCTTCCGGTCAGCGGGCGGTTGGTCCCCGTCTACTACTGCATTCACCCCGCCGCGGCGTCTCGTAACAGGTTTGTCGGGCGGTGGTTCGAGGAGGACCTCGCATGGGCGCTGGGCTCTCCGGACCCTCCGCCGCCGCCCTTGGACGCCGAGCTGCACGTCGTCCAGACCGTCGACGACGCGTCCGGGGCCGTCGAGGAGATCCGCGCCGAGTCGCCGTGGTTCGCATACGACGTCGAGTGGGCCGGGGTCCCGTTCGGGGAGTACTTTGAGATCGCCTGCGTTGCCGTCGTCCCGAGCGGGACCGACGACGCCTACGTGTGGCCGCGCTCCGTGCTCGGCGACCCGGACGTCAGAGCGCCGCTGGTCGAGCTGCTCGAGGACCCGTCCGTCGGGAAGGTAGGGCACAACCTGAAGGGGGACAACCTGGCCGTCTGGGCGGCCTGGGGGTGCCGCGTCGCGGGGACTCACGGGGACACCCGCCTGTGGCGCCGCCTCGTCGTCGCCGACGTGAACGCACGGCTCGACGTCTGCTCTCACCTGGTCGGAATGGGCGGCCACAAGGACGAGAACGCCGCGGCGCTGGCCGTCGCCGAGAGAGAGATCCGGACCGCGAGGGCGGCGGAGCGCGTGGGGCAGGGGTCGCTGTTCGACGGGGGGGTCAGAGATCCGGCGCTGGAGGCCGCCGTCGCGCTGATGCCGGACGACGATCCGATGCGGTTTGCATACGCGCTCGTTCCGAGCGCCGTGCGCGATCGGTACTGCGCCCGCGACGCGGTGGCGACCGCCAGGCTGGGGGACCTGCTCGAGGGGGAGATCGCCGCCGACCCTCCGATCAAGAGAGTCTGGGACCTGATCGTCAGCAGGGCGACGGACGCCGTGGCTCAGATCGAGCGGTGGGGGGTCGCCGCCGACCGCTCGGCGATGGAGACGTTCCACGAGTACTGCGACATGGAGCTGGAGTCGGTACGCGCGCGGCTCGCGGTGTACGGCGACTTCGATCCGAGCAGCCCTCAGAGCGTGTCCGACCTCCTGTTCAAGCGGCTCGGACTGACCCCGACCAAGACGACTGCGACAGGGCGGTCGTCGACGGATCGGGAGGCGCTGAACGCCATGATCGACGAGCACCCGGTCGTCGGGGACCTCGTCGAATACCGTCGAATCGAGAAGCTCCGCGGCAACTACGGCCGCTCAATGGCGTCGTGGATAAGGTCGGACGGGCGCATCCACCCGGAGCTGAAGATCGACGGGACCAGGACGGGTCGCCTGAGCGTGATAAACCCGCCGCTACAGACCCTCCCGCGGACCTACAGCGAGGAGGGGCGTGCGGTGAAGCGCAGCTTCGTGGCGCCTCCTGGGTATCTCCTCGGGCAGCTCGACTACAGCCAGATCGAGCTCCGAGGGGCGGCGTTCCTGTCGCGCGACCCGGTCATGATCGAGATGTTCCTGTCCGGGGAGGACTTCCACACGGCGACGGCGAAGCTCATCGCTCCGATCTACTGGGGGATCTCTCCGGACGAGGTGGATAAGTCCCACAGGACGGCCGCGAAGAGCTTCAACTTCGGGCTGCTGTACGGGATGACCGACAAGGGGCTGGCGCGGCGTCTGGACTGCTCGCTCGACGACGCCGTGAGGCTCCGCCAGGCGATCCTCGGGAAGTGGGTCAAGCTGGCCTCGTGGATGAGGTCTCGGCTGAAGGAGACCCGTCGGACCGGATTCGCCTGGACGTGGTGGGCCGGCGAGCGCGCCCGCAGAAGACCGCTGATAGGGATCGCGTCGAGAGACAGCCTGAAGCGGTCGACCGCCGAGAACAGCGCCGTCAACACGCCGGTTCAGGGGACCGCGTCAGATTTCATGCTCGCGTCGATCTGCGACATCGTGGACTGGATTCTCGGAGACGGCGTCCCGGCCAAGCTGGTCCTAACCGTCCACGACAGCGTGATATTTGAGATCAGGGAGGACGCCATGGAGGAGACCCTTCTGGGCGCCAGAGACATCATGCAGAGCCACGACTCGTGCGGAGTCCCGCTGAAGGTCGACATCGAGGTCGGGCCGACCCTGGGCGATCTCGAGCCGTGGGAGCTCGCCGCGTGAGCGGCGACCGGAGGTGACCTGTGGAGAACCAGGGGCGACTGGATCTGGAGGACTTCGCAGCGGAGTCCGTCGACATCGACGCGCTGGACCTGAACAGGGAGTACTGCGAGCTTCCGCCGCGGCTTGCCTACTGGAACGCCCAGCTGGCCGATGCCACCCGAGTGTCGATGGTGGCGAAGGCCGAGTGGGAGGCGGAGCGCGCCAGGCGGCTATTGGAGGCCCGCGAGGACGCCAGATCCGAGAAGTCGAAGCCGACCGTCGACGAGATCAACGCCGCCGTCATGCTCGACGAGGATGTGTCGGACGCCCACGCCGTGTACATCGAGAAGGAGGCGGACAGGCTGAGAGTCAAGGGCATCGTCGACGCGATCATCTGCAAGCGGGACATGCTCCAGTCGCTCGGGGCGAAGCTCCGGATCGAGATGGCGGCCGACCCGGTCCTGCGGGAGCAGATGGCCGGGAGGTCCGCCCTGGACTTCGGAGGGGACTAGGGCGACCATGAACGGGCCCGGGCCGCGGCTCCGGGCCGGACAAGCGGACAAGCGGACAAGCCGGACGAGCCGGACGAGCAAGGAGAGAGAACATGTCGAACATCGTGAATTACGGCACCTACGAGATAGACGCCGCCGACCAGGAGCACGAGGACCTGTCGCGCTCCGGCGGCCAGTTCATGCGGCTGGAGGTGGGGCGCAACGTCGTCCGATTCCTGCCCCCGCCCGCGGGGCGGAGCACCCCGTTCGTCACCACGTTCCAGCACTTCCTGAACCTGCCGGGGGTCCCGGACGCGATCGTGTTCAACTGCCCGCGGCTGATGATTCGCCGCCCGTGCCCGGCGTGCGCGAAGGGCGACAAGCTCAAGGCGAGCGGGAACCCGCGGGACCAGGAGGCGGCGCGAGACTTCTGGGCCAGCAGGCGCGTTTTCGCCTGCGTCATCGACAGGCAGGACGAGGACGCCGGAGTCAAGATCCTCGGGTTCGGGAAGATGATCCACGAGGCGCTCGTCGCCATCAGGCGCGACGAGGACGCCGGCGGAGACTTCACCCACCCCGTCGACGGGTTCGACATCGTGATCGAGCGGACCGGGAGCGGAAAGAACGACACGCGCTACACCGTGAGAGCCGCGCGGAGCTCTAGTCCTCTCGGGAACGACGAGTGGATCGACCAGCAGCCGAACCTTCGCCACCTCGCGAAGGTCCCGACGCTCGACGAGATCCGGGCGATGGTCCAGGGCGGAGACGACGGCGCCGGCGGCGGGGCGACCGCTCAGGACGACGTCGAGTCCGTCCACGACGTCGGGTCGTTCGACGACGACGACGACATCCCGTTCTGAGGCGCGGCGTGTCGAAGTCGTCGAAGAAACGCCCGGTCGACCGCGTCCGGGCCAAGCTGAAGGGCAGCCTCGTCGGGCTCGCGTCGAACGGGTCTCTGTCGGCCGTGACGGAGGTCGTACCGACCGGGATCGAGCCGATCGACTATCACGTCCTGGCCTGCGGCGGGCTGCCAGTCGGGCGGATCGGCGAGGTGTTCGCTGACGAGGGGGCGGGGAAGACGAGCCTCGGGTTCGCCTTCCTCGCCGCCGCCCAGCGGGCGGGAGGGGTCGCGGCGCTCATCGAGACGGAGAAGACGCTCGAGCTGGACAGGGCGTCCGTCTTCGGGGTCGACCTGTCTGAGCTCCTCCTCGGGGAGCCGTCCACCGTCGAGGAGGTCATTGCCGAGATGAAGACGCTGTTCGAGGCGATCCCGAAGGGGGTCGGACCGAACGTCGTCGTATGGGACTCGCTCGCAGGGACCGAGCTGTCGCAGTCCACTCCCGGGGTCAGGGCGCGGCTCATGTCGGAGTCCCTGCCGATCCTCGGCAGGCTGGCCAGGGACCGCCGCGTGGCGGTCGTCATCATCAACCAGATCCGCGAGAAGATAGGCGTTATGTTCGGTCCCAAGGAGACGACGCCGGGCGGCCACTCGCTGAAGCACCAGGCAACGTGGCGGCTGCAGGCGTGGCGGGGGGCGGAGATCAAGACCGGGGGTGCCCCGTCCGGGATCTACACGACGGTGAAGTGCGCCAAGAGCAAGGTGGCCGCACCGTTCCGGAAAGCGAAGCTGCTCCTCGACTTCGAGAGCGGGTGGGACAACGACTGGGCCATGATGAACCTAGGCAAGGACCTGAAGATACTGAAGGAAAACGCCAGGAAGTCCGCCGCCAACGTCGCGGTCGTCCGGTCGTGGCTCTGCGGGTCGCCGAACCCCGCGACTCCGGACGAGCAGTAACTAGCTTGGAGGTAGAGATGACGACCGTAGCCGTCGTCGCCGACGTCCACGTCGCGAACCACAAGCGGCTCGGGGGCCCGGCCGAGATCGGACTGAACGAGCGGTGCCGTCTGGCCATCGACTCTCTCCGCCTGGCGTGCTGGGAGGCGAGAGAGCGGGGCTGCGCTCGTCTCTACGTTGCCGGGGACCTGTTCGACACCGTCGCGCCGAGTCCGCGCGTCCTGGCGGCCGTCCAGGACGTCCTGGCGGAGTCCTCCCACAGGGGGTGTCCAGTGACCGTGATGCCGGGCAACCACGACGCGATCTCGGCCGAGCCCGGCGACCACGCTCTCGGTCCGCTGCGATACGTGTCCACCGTCGTCGACAGGCCGTCCGTCGACCGGCTCGGCGACATGGACGTCATTCTGATCCCTCACCGGTCCGGCCGGGCGGCCACG